CAACAAGCAAGATCCTGAAATAGAAGCCTACCGCCTTGGATTACTGGGCGATACTCAGGGGTTGGTGCGGGATCAGATTTTTGGTCAAAACGTACAAAACCTTCGGGACCAAGGCTTGGATGACGCCTCGATTGCGGAACGCTTAGGCAGAGAAGTTGCGGATGTTGGAAATATTTCCCAAGACCAATTGTTTGGTCCTCCAGAGTATGAAACCGCTGGAATCTCCACGGGAGAACAGGCGGCTATTGATTTAGCGTCTAAGGGTATTGGTGGTTATCAAGAGTATTTAGATCAATCTGCGGAATATTTAAAAGACGCGAGTTCTACATTACAAGCTCCCGCGGCACAGTTTGATCCCTCTGGTATTGGCGCATTTATGAATCCTTACGAGGATGCTGCGGTAGCACAAGCGCTACAAGACGTTGCGAGTGCAGGGGAACGTCAGCGCGTGGACTTGGGCGCAAGAGAGGCTATGGCAGGAGGCTTTGGCCGCGCAAGAGGCGGCGTGGAGCAAGCCCTATTGTCCGAAAAGATTATGGATCAACAAGCGCGGACCGCGTCTCAGATGCGTCAAGAAGGGTATGAAAGCGCGGCGCAACGAGCGCAGCAAGCCTTTGAGCAACAGCAGGGGCGGGCACAACAAGGCGCAATGGGACTTGGAAATCTTGCCATGAACTACAGTAACTTGGGTCAAATGGGAAGCGCGTTGACCGCCGCGGACATTGACAGGTTAATGACCACTGGTGGTTTAGAGCGCGGGATTGATCAAGCGGGAATAGATGCCTTGCGGATGACTAACTTGCAGAATTATTCTCAGCCGTTCCAGCAATATGGTTTTTTGTCTGATATTTATAGCGGAGTGCCTACGGGTTCGTCTACAATGCAAGTGTCATCTATGCCTTCAGCTAATCCGTTTCAAACAGCGGTTGGCTTGGGAATAGGTGCGTATGGCGCGGCTACAGGCGCTAAAAATTCGGGGATATTGTAATGAACGAAGGTTTAAGATCACTGCCTGAAGATGTGCAGAAAAAGATATTAGGTAAAGCGATGGGCGGCGTAATGCAGCGGCCTTTGTTTCGTCAGATGGGCGGTCCAGCGCAACCTATGCCGCAAGACATGATGCAGCAACCTATGATGCCGCCTGCGGAGCCAACGGCCCAAGCTGAAATGCAGGGGCAGGCTGTTGGGGAAGAAGTAGCGGCCCGCACAATGGGTAACATAGATGCGGCTACTGATGTTAAATCTGCGATTGACGCTCTTCGGGGCAACGCGGCTCCCATAGAAGCGCGGTATCAGGAGCTTGCTAACTTTGTTGGAGAGCGGGACGCGGCCCAGACGCCAGAGTCCGTTTTGGCTTTGACCCAGCCTGCTATTATGATGACAGAGCAGGGTGCAATGGATAGCGGCATTGGCGAGTTGATGCAGAGGGTTGCGGGCGACACGCAAATGGACCAAGGCATGGACCAAGGGTTAGGCGGCTTAATGATGCAGGGGGCGGGAAACACACCACCCCAAAATTTTAGGCAGGGTGGGCCCGTAGAGGTCCGCGGTTACCAACAAGCAGGCGAAGTAAAAGAGGACGGGGGAAATTCATTAACTGGAATAAATCCGTATCTTACAAGAGCTACCGCTGCGCGTGAAAACATCTTGGGCACTCCAGAAGAACGGGCCGCGCAGTTAGCGCGAGCGCAACAGAGTGCGCGTTCAGATGCAATGTTTAATCTAGCGAATTTTGGTTTGGCGTTTGCGGGAGAGACGCAGGGCAATACGGTTGCGGAGAGATTAGCTAACGCTGCAACGCGTTCTAATGTTGTGGGCGGTTTTCAACAGGCGGGTAAGGATGTTGCTGCGGCACGTACTTTACAAGAACAGCAAGACCAACAGATGAGATTAAGCGCGTTGGATTCCGCTGAAAGATCATTGGCGGCGCAAGAAGAGCGCGGAGGCCGCATGGCTTTGGAAGAGTTAAAAATCGAGGCGGACAATCAACGCCTTGATAAGCAACTTGCAGCACAAATCGCGGCTGCAACAACAGCCTTTGGTAGGCAGGAGATTTTAAATAAAACGGCAGCGGGTTATGAAGAGCGAATTGCTAATCTTAGGATAAGTGCAACTGCCGCAGAGGGCACGGCTAATCGCAAACTGCAAGAACGCTTACAAAACGCAGCTAATTCACTCCAAGAAAAATTAGTCGGTCTGAGAGCCGACGCTAATCTTGGTAACAATGTTGCGATGTTTAACCTGCAAAGCGCCCTTGATCTTGAAAAGATGGAGATGGGTCAAGAGTTTGAAATAGCCAAGATGAACACCATGCAGGGTTATGAAACCATTGCGGCTGAAAAGCAGATGGCGTTTACGGCGGCACAGAACTCCTTAAATCGCATGGTAACTCGCGGAGAGGGTGCGAAGAATCGCAGCTTCCAAGAGAGCCAAGCAGAATTTAATGCTGGGTTGCAAAAAGACTTGAAACAAATGGGTCTTGACGAACAAGCCACGGCTCGCGCTTTGCAACACGCCCAATTTATGATTTCTTCTGCGCAAAAAGACCATCAATTGCAGCAAGGTGATGAACAGTTAACCTTGAACGGGGCTATTGCAGGGGTAGATGCTCAGTACAAAGCTGGAAAACTGGCTCTGGAAAAAGAAGCAATGAATGTTGTCAAGCTGGGTAGCGAGGCAAAGAGTTCTCAAATCAAGTATATTACTAATGCAGAGCGCCTTAACCAGTATGCCAACGGCGAGCTTGGAGACAATGCAACCACCTTTGAACAAGCCATACTAGACTATATGAAGCCCACGGAAACATGGGATTCTGCGTTGGGTAAGTATGTACAAGGCAAGTCTCCGGATCTTGCGCCGCGGGTCAAGAAGGCTATTCAAGCGGGTAGCCCAGAGTTCTTCAATCAATTGTTTGGTGGGGGCGGTACTCCTGCGCCAGATGCAGATGGCACGGCTTCCGCGGACGACGGACCTATTAATCTAGCAAAAAAAGCTCCGGGCGTGATGACTGCGGATGGAAAAGTAAATCTTGATTCACCGTTGTTTGACCGTGCGGACCCAACATTGTTTAAGCCAGAGGTTGATTATTCGGTGGCAATCGGGGCTTCCCGATTACTTCCCGCTGCGAGCAAAATGCTTTCCGAGACAGCTTCTGAATTTGGAATTGGTGAAGGAACTGGTCCCCAAGGTCGAAATCTTGGACAAGCAAATACAGATTTAACGACTTTGGCAAACCGTTTATTCTCTTTGACCGTAGACAAGTCTCAAGATGATCGCGTGTTAAAATCAGTTCAAGAGAAATTGGAGAAAGAAGTAGAAGGGATCAGACCCGGCGGATTTGCGCTTAAAAACGATTCGGATGCATTAGCGGGTTTTAAATCATTGGCTGATTCCTTGGCTCTTATTATTGAGCGCAACGCGGTTAAAGTGCCAGAGTTTGGCGGAAACGCAGAAGGTTTCAAAGCTGAACAGGTTACTAGCGCTCGCGACGACATTATTTATTCTGTGCAAATGTTGAACGAAGTTCTTGCTTTCCAAAAGCAGTTTGAACTGAATGTTGTAGGGGCGCAAGATAGACCATCTACAGATCAAGGTGTGGACGCCGCAGTAAACTTTTTAGACAACTTAGTTCCAAAACCATAATGGATATGTAAGATGGCAGAACAAGGACCACAACTGACTGAAGGCATAACAAGCGTTAAACAACAGTTTACAAAAGAACAGTTTGACGAAGCCTTGCAAAAGTTTGGAGCTAATAACTTAGCTAGAGCCCTGACGCAAAGGGCTTCTTCTTTAATGCCTGACGAATACAAATTTACGTTTGAAGACTTTCAAAGCGGTGACGCCCCGATCCTTGATCAAATGCCGATGTTTCGGGAGATGTCCAAAGACGACAGACAGCGTTACTTTGGAGACGTAAATTCTTTTTTCAGTATCTTCTCTAATGTAGAAGACTTTGGAAAGTATGATCCGTCAACTGCATCAAAACCCGGTGCGGAAGCCGCCGCTGACAAATTTGCTAGAAACATTCCTATCGGAACCGCTATGGGAGAAGGGTTGCTGGTCGGATCGCGTCTTGCAAAAAGTGTTGCGGATAAAATACCTGTGCGTGATCCAAGAGGCTTAGCCTTGAAGCTTGGAGTTTACGGCACAGGGGCTACTTTAGGCGCAGTTGGAGGCGCGATGGTGGGCCAAGAGGCTTCTGATCTTATCTTTGGTGAGGAACAGCCCGTCAGCCCATCATTACGAGCTTATCAAAACTTTGGGGAAACCACAGGTCTTACTATTAACCCCAGCTTTTTATCACAAACCCGTCGTTGGACTACCGATAAAAACTGGTTGGGGGCCTCTAACTTCTTAGAAAACTTCAAAAAGGTTACCCGCGACAGGTGGCCCGGTTATGGCAATGCCTTTGACCTTACAGGAGGAGCCGCAGGCTTGTCCGCAAAGCAGCTAGAAGTGGCAAGAAACGCGCAATCTGGATTACTCATTGATCGTACCAAAGGTCCGACTGGCGTTAGATTATTGTCCGCGTTTGAAAAAGCGCTGCCCGCGGCCCAAGAGTTTGCAGTTAAAAACCCTTACTTTACTCTAGGGTTAGATGTGTTTTCGGGCGTAGGTGCAGGAACAGGTGCTTTTGTAGCAGAAGAGATGGCCCCCGGATCTAATGGAACGCGGTTGCTTCTTGAATTAATAGGTGGAGGTCTTCCGGGGCCCGCAGTTGAGCTTGGAACACGCGGGGGACAAGCGGGTTTTGACAAATTGAAAACCTCCTTAATGCGTTATTTTTTGGACAGAGAAGGCGCAATGACCGCCGCTCAAGAAAAAGTGGCCTCTAACCGTATTTATAGCGCATTAGAGCAGGCTACGGAATCGGACACCAACCAAATAGATTTATTACTGGGCATAATCGCGGAAGAAGCGGCCCTTATTGAGGATGGCACTAAGTCCAGCGTCAGTTTGGCCGCGGCGGCTAAAGGGAGCAAACTTGCTCCTGCTTTGGTTCAAATTGATCAGATGCTTTCAAAAGGTCTTAACGAACTTTCCGTTACCTCAAAAGCAGGCAAAGAGGCTTGGATACAAGGCGCTAAAAACAAAATACTGGAGTTTCAAAACTCCGGTGATCCTACGCTTGTCGCAACAGCAAATCTATTACAGAAGGGTTTGTTTGAAGAGGCTTTAGCTGGAGAAATGCAAAGTCGCGTAAACCGCATGTACAGTGCTTTAAAAGCTGTTGCGGGAGACGATCCTAATAATCTGCAAAAATACCCTGTCGCGGACATGCTGTACCAGCGTCTCTCCACTTTTGTTTCCGATACGAAACAAATGGAAGGAGACTTCTGGAACAACGTAACTAACTTTGAGTTGACTGAATTTAGAAACGCCAACGGCGAGTTACAAGATTTACCCAACACTGTTCAGATTTTTGACACTCCAAAGAACCAAGGTGGTCTTCAATTCCCATCTCAGACAGGTCGCGCAACTTTTTTAGCGGCGGCTCCAAAAGGGTTGGCTAAAGACTTAACAGAGATTTTTGAATACTTCGGACAAAGCTTTGACGATGTGTTTCCAGAAATTGCCGAAGAAGCTAGTGAGCAAATGTCTGGTCGTTTGCGCACGGCACTGAGCAGTTTTGAGGAAACTCAGGATGCCTTGCGAGGGACCGATAGCTTTAATGTTTTGCAGCGCGACATAGAGCGCGTCAACCAAATGGATAGTGTGGACGAAAAGGTCACCTATCTACGCTCTCAGGCGGAAATGCTAAAGTCTAACGCCAGAGATTACGACAATCCGCGCACGGTCCAAAGACTAGGTACGGCCCTAGATCGTTTGGCTACCGTGGAGCAAGCACGGGCCCAACAAGAGGCCACTGATTTAGCTCAAAGCGTTGTGCCCGGAGAAGAAGCTCCAAACCCAATGACCTCAGAGCGGTTGATTGAAATACGGTCAAAACTCTTAGAAGCGGCGGGTAATCTAAGAAGTGGCACCAACAAGCGCGGTAATAGCGATACCGCGGAGAAGCTGGACCGCCTTGCTAACGCAGTTCTTGACGACGTTCTTAGCGCAGATACAGATGCTGCGGATTACAATGCCGCTCGTGCCTTTACTTTAGCGCGGCGTGATTTGACACAGAGAACCTTTCTAGGGGATCTTGGTAATGCAGACCCGCTGGGCAGACCGCGGGTCACGCCAGAAGGCATGTTGGATTATATGTTTAAGGGTGGCAATGATTCCGTTCTGCGTCGGTTTAATGAGCTTGAAACTGTAAATCAGTTTATTAGAACTCAGATGGGCCTGCCTGAAGGCGACGCTGCGGAGTATGCGGGAGACGTTGCTAACGCATACGAAAACGCTTTCCGGTATACTGCTTCTAAAATTATGGTGGATGGACCTGATCCCAACGATCCAAATCAAACCATTAAGATGGTTGATCCTAAACGTCTAAGAGATTTTAAAGCGGATCCAGCAAATCAACAGATTTTAGCAACGATGCCTAACTTAGCTAAAGACCTTAAAAGTGCCAGCAAAGCACAGATGTTGTTTTCCAGCATAGATCCGGATAAATTTTTTAAACAAAATCCTGAAATGAAAGCTTTTGAGTTAGCTGCTAATCTTGGAACAGAAAAACCGGGCAAAGCGGTTGCTAAAATAATGGGTCAGGACAATCCGTTCAGGGATCTTAACTTCATGCTAAACGGAGTTCGTAATGAACAGAAGGCCCGCATTTTGCAAAACGGCGAGGTAAAGGTAACAACTAAACCTCGCAAGAATATCTTCTCAGAAGACGGTACAAAGTTTACCGTCGGCGATGCTGAAAAGGGGATGAGGTCCGCTATAATGAACTATGCTATTATGCGCGGCGGCGGTGATGGACTTAACATCAATCCCAAAAACATCTTTGATACGTTGTTCACGAAACCTCCGGGGATTAAAGACGCGGACAATACGTTAATGAATTGGATGAGGAAAAATGACCTCGTGACTGAGGATGAATCCACCATCATACGGCAATCTTTGCGTGAGATGATAAACGTTGAAGAAGCCTTTCAACAGGGCAACCTTGAGAACGTTTTGTTTAAGAACCCAACGCAGTCAAAGCGCACAGGTATTCGTATTTTAGGTGCTACGCTTGGTCAAAAGTCTCAAGAATCCCTGAACAACATGCTTAGTAAGATTGGTTTAGGTACTACTGGCGGCGGTATCGGCGGTGGCATGATTGCAGCGGAAGAAGGCTCGCAAGCCTTGCAGAACATTTTGCTAGTCGCTCCAGAAACAGCCGTTGTTAAAACAATGCAGAAATTAATGGAAGACCCCAAAAAGTTTTCTGAGATGTTGCTCGACATTCGTAATGCAAAGCAAGACGCTGCAAGTACAGAGCGTTTGAACACTTTGATGGCTGAGTTCGGAGTCAATCAATTAGCTAAACGAGACGCCGTAATCTTACGCTCCCTTCTGTTAGAAGAAGAAGAGTTTGAGCCAGAAGCGTTACCAGAAGCTGTACCTTCCCAAGAGGAAACAACTCCACAAGATCAAAGAAACCTGCGCGGACGCAACAGACCACGTGATGACAGAAAGCCTATGCAGCTTAGTCCACAACCTCCCGCAGCTTCTCAAGGACGTAATGTCCCTCGCTCGCAGCCTGTAGGCACTCCCACCACTCAGGCGGCTCTCCCCGCTCCGCAACCCCCCATGATTAGCGGGGCGGGGACGAATCCACAGTTGCGGCAACAATACGCCGCGCTGTTCCCAAATGATCCAATATCGGGTATGTTGGTTCAACAGCCACGGACCTTCCGTCGCGGCGGCATAGCAAGCTTAATGGAGTAGACGATGGGTTTCTTTGACGATTTAGCTGGGGCTTTTGGGTACGATAGCGGTGCAGATCTGATTGACGGCGGTGGACCCGGACGAAGCGGAGCTAGATTTTCGTCGGGTGACACAGGTGCGTTTGCAGGCGAGTCGAACTATGTATCTGAACAAATGTACCGCGAAGCTGAGAAAAACCAGCCAGAGGCTTTTGCTCAGGCACAGGGTGGTATTGCATCTTTATCAAACATGGCGGGCTTTCGCCCAAAGGGCAGTTATGAGCAAGAACGCAATTTAGGTGCGCAGGGTATAAATATTGGTACTTCCGGTATCGGTGACTATATGGCAGGCCAAGGCGCAATTGGCAGTTTTATTCGCGGCGGCGTTCCTTCTGCGTTTCAAAGAGTCGAGCCAAACGTGCCTCTTGGAAATAGTTTAGACCCCGCCACCGTGCAGTTTTTCAATGAAGAGGCAGCGGAAGTCCCCACTTTGATGGAACGCTTGCGTTTAACTCCGGAATTTGAAAATCCAAATCCTCCTATGATGTTTAATTCAGACAATGATAACAATTCTTTTACGCCCGCACCTCCTAAAATAGAAGAGATTATAGCGGAACAACAGCAACCGAGGGGTAGACAAGTATTTGTAGCCCCCTTGAGACGAAATCTTGGAGGCATTGTCTCACTAGGGAGACGATAATGGCTGACGTCCCTGCACCAGTAGAAACCAATCGCGGCCCACGGGTCCAGACAAATTCCAAGGGCCTTGGCTCTTTTATTCCACCAGAGCTTAAAGAAACAGGGCGTCGGGCTGTAAACCTTGCCTCTGCTATAGATCCTGTCCAAGGTATAATGCGTGGTATGAGTGCTAGTGGACGCGCCGCAGATACAGACCTTAGTCCGGAAGAACGCAAAGCCGCCTTGATAGAAGCGGGCATTGAAACCGCGGCTCCTTTGGCAATGATGGGTTTAGGTGCGTTAGCCAAGCAACCCGTAAAAGCCACTGTGTTAGATATACTTACTCCAACGGGTGCGCCGCAAGCTGTGGTAGACGATGTTGCGGATCCTAGCCGCCGTGCGTTTATGAAAGGCGCGGTAGCTACGGGAGGCATTGCAGCTATTGCTCCAGACGTAATCACAGAAGCTTTGGAGAAAGTTCCTGCGGCGGTCAAAAAGCTTAAACCTGTACCTAACCCTATAGATATTTTCACTGAAAACATGAAGATTTTGCGCCGTGAGATGGAAGAGGCTTACGATGCCGCGGACGAAATGGATGTTGATGTGACTGTCTCCGGATCAATAAGAGATGCTTACGACGAAGCCATAGAAAGTGCCGAAAAACTTGCATATGATTTGGACGCTACAACAGAAATGGATTTGCGCGAGCTTATTTCTGATATTGGTCCCAGCCAAATTGCCGAAGCCGCGGATGAGTCGTTAGAAGAAATATCTCAAGCTTTGACTGACTTTAGAATGGTCAGTGAGGATGAGTTCATTGAACAGATGATCCCGCTTGCAGAAGAAATAAAACGACGCGGTTTGCTGGAAGTTAAGGATAACGGCATACCTCAGTATCCGTATGCTCGCACCGTCGTAGAAGACGTCGAAGATTACCGTATTGGTGAAAACAGAGCTAGCAATAACTCCGCGATCATTGACAGGCCGCGGGATCTTCAAATGACGGAAGGCGATGACTTTGTTAACTTTGGAAAGCAAAAGCTGAAGCAGCAACAGTTACGAAACATTATAATTGACGGCGAGGCCGACGGCGAAAGTGTGGACGTTATCAACAAAAAGGTAGTGGACGCTGCAACGCGCCTGAAAGTTCCTTATCCACAAAGAGCGTTTGAAGAGCCAAAGGTAGAATATGTTGATACACAGACTATTGCGGACAACGTAGCTCAATTCAACTTTCCTCGTTATGATGTTGGTACATTTGGCGGGGACTTTCCAAGCGGTGATATGGGAAATATGCCGGGATATCTAGCGGAGTTTCAAGCTTCCGGAAAAGAAACGCTTAAAGAAAATATTTTTAATGAAGGCATTAAGGATCCTATAGAAATTCAAGTGGACCTTAAAGACGGTGGCGTCAGTATTGGTCAAGGACACCATCGTTTGCAAGCTGCTCTGGAGCTTGGAATGCCAGAAATCCCAGTGGTAGTGAAAACAGAAGTGACCCCTCGCCCTAATCCAGTAATGCGTCACCCAACAATTGACACTTCGGGCTTAAAAAAGTTTAAAACTTATTCTTTTTCTGAGCTTGGCTTAGAAAAACGTCTAAAAACACCGAAAGAAACACCTGAAGAAATTCAAGCGCGTGGTGGCACGGTGTATACAGATTATGAAACAGGGAAACCTTTCGAAAGAAAACTTCCTCAATATGAAACACCCATGCGCGAAGGCTTCTTTCGGGTCGTAGATGAAAAAGCCGACGGCGGCGAGATGCGCAAGGGCGTCGGTTCGTTGAGCGAGATTGCCCGTCGTATGAACGAGGGCGGACCGTCTTCCATTGATGATGAGATAAACGCAATCGTGCCCTCTGTAATCATGGCAGAAAGCAGTAACGATCCAAAGGCGGTCAGTGAGGACGGAGCCATTGGGTTGATGCAGGTATTACCGTCCACGGCCATGAAACCGGGCTACGGGCTTCCCACTATCTTTGAGCTTGCTCGCGAACAAGGCTTTGTCGTAGACGAAGAAACCCCTGAGACAGCAACACAACTATTGTTCATGCCTGATCTAAACGTAGAGTTTGGGTCGCGGTATCTTAAAGCCATGCGCAACGAATACGATACGATGGAAGATGCGCTCCGCGCCTACAACGCTGGGCCCGGAAACTTTAATGATTACTTGGCTAAAGGTCGTGACTTGAGCGCATTGGACGATGAGGCCGTACAGTATCCGTTGCGGGTCGCCGCGGCAGGGCAAGGAATAAACCCCAACGAGCCCGCGCAATACCAAGCTTTTACAGACTCTCCCGAAGCGTTTTCTACCTTTATGAACATGGCTTCAGAAGAGCGTCCGCCTGCTCCGCGTCCTCGTGCTAGACCATCTGTCACGTATGACGGCCCACGGCCCATGCAGCGTCCAACGATGCCGCAGGATGCTCCGCAACAGCAAATGATGCAGCAAGCTGTCGCAAGTGCTCCACAGCCGCAGAGCTTACAACAGAAGTATTCGCCTCAAGGTATTGAACAGATGCTTACTGGAACCATTGGCGAGCCTCTTCTCCCAAGACAGTTTCAGCAAGGTTCACCTTACTCTTCAATGCAGTAAGGATCTTTTCGTCCAGTGTATCAGGCGACACCATATCAATATAGGTAACGGTGTTCTTCTGGCCGATGCGGTGCGCCCTGTCCTCTGATTGCAGGCGTATCTCCAAATCGTAGCTGTTGCTGAAGTAGATCACAGTCGTTGCGGCGGTCAGGGTAATCCCATAACCGCCCGTCTTTGGTTGGCCCACAAAAAACCGCAGGCGGTCCTCTGGATCTTGAAAGCGCTCAACAATTTGTTGTCGCTCGTCTTGGGGCGTCTCCCCGTAATAAAGTGCGACTGCTTCGGGCCCAAAGCAGTCGCGCAGGGCAGAATGTATCCGTTGAATATCGTGGGTGTACGATGCCCAAATTATACATTTTCCCTGAAGCTCTTCCGTAATGCTCATTAGCTCGTCCAGACGGTTACTGTCCAAGCTTCTGGTTTCTCCTATGTCAGGAGTGAAATGCCCACAGCATATTTGCTGCAAGCGCATAATCTGTGTCAGGACACTGGTAGTCGTGGCTAACTCTCCGTTGTCCAATTGGGCCAAAGCCATGTCCTTCATCTGGTTATACAGTTTTCCCTGTTCCGCCGTGAGAGGCACGTAACGCTTCGTGTAAAGCTTTTCGGGTAGGTCTAGGCATTCTGACTTCAATATGCGCGTACTGAAGCCTGTCAGGCGCTCGTTAAGCTCTTCTAAGCGTCTATACCCCACAATCTCTTGGAACGAGCGGTGACCCATCTTCTGTTGGCGTACTACAGCATACCTGTTCTGAAAAGCAAAGTAACTATTATAGCCCAAGGCCATTGGGGCCAAGAACGAACACTGGCTGAACAAATCCATAGGGCTCTTTGTAATGGGAGATCCTGTCAGGATGCGGCGGTACTTGGCAAACTTTTGCAGAACTTGCAGGTTTTTTGTACGCGCTGCCTTGCGGTTCTTAATCGTAGTGCTTTCATCCACCACCATCATATTGTTTGGGTTTTGTACAAGGAACCGCCCCGCAGTCTTCGCTCCCCGCTGCGTAGAAAAGGCTTCGACATTCATTACAAAAATCTTCAAACCATCATAGTCTTCCATGATGAACTCTTCTAGCATGGCCATGTAAGTTTTCGTGGTCTTTGGATCCCAACGCACGATGCTACTCTTAATGCTCTCCGGTAGATGCGCGGGGAACTCACCCTTCACCCAGTTATCGTACACACCCTTTGGAGCTATGACCAAAGCAGCGTCCAGTTCACCCTGCTCATAAAGAAGTCCAATGTTATCAATGGCTACCTTGGATTTACCTGTACCCATCTCCATAAACAAAGCATAATACTCCGCGGCCCACGATTCGTTGAGCGCATCCGCTTGGTGTTTAAAAGGTTTTGTTTTAAAGTTGTAGTTCTGCATCTTTTTCTCCTTGACTATGGGATAAGATACAAATATATGGGAATATGTCAAGGCTCGTAAAAGGAGTCTTTAACCACGAAAAACGGAACATGAAACATGAATGATATATCTGAACTAATGGAAGCGGACTTTGAGTCCACCTTCGCAAACCCTCTAGAAAAAACCAATTACTCAGCTTTGTCCACAGTGTCAAAGTTGGCTCGTGCTATCAAGGCCAAAGAGCAGGAAGTCCAGTCACTGGATGACCAGCTTAAACTTGCCAAAAAAGAATTGCTCAAGTTGACAGATGAAGAATTGCCTGCCTCTATGGCAGAGGTGGGTCTTGCATCATTCACCTTGGACGATGGTTCGGAAGTAAACATCAAGCCAACGTATGGTGCTTCGATTTTAGTAAAGAACCGTGAAGCCGCTTACGAGTGGCTACGCGATAATGGCTATGACGATATTATAAAGAACACAGTTTCTTGTAGTTTCGGAAGAGGCGAAGACGACAAGGCTTCGGCCTTTAAGGCTTTTGCTTCGAATGAAGGTTATTTGGCGGAACAAGCCACGGGTATTCACTCTTCAACCCTTCGGGCGTTTGTCAAAGAACGTGTCGAAAACGGAGATGAATTTCCAATGGATTTATTTGGGGCGTATGTAGCACAACGCGCTGTTATTAAGAGAGGGAAAGCCTAATGGGTAAAGTTGCTAAGAAAAACGAAACAAATGTCGTAGAGTTCGATATCTCTATGATGGAAGCCGACGCAAGCGTTGGTGTTTCAAACATGGGCCAAGACGATCTGGCCCTGCCGTTCCTAAAAATCTTGTCAGGGTTGGACCCCTTGCTAGATGAGTTAGATGAAGCCAAACGCGGTGACCTATACAACACCGTCAGCGGTCAAATCTACAAAGGGAAAGAGGGAGTACTTTTGATCCCTTGTGCCTACCAACGTAGGTTTATCCAATGGGCTCCACGGGGCGCAGGAACTGGGGCACCTATCGCTATCTTTGACACGGCGCAGGATTGCCCAAAGACAGAGCGCAGCAAAGACGATAACAAAGATTACGTTGTCGGCGGTGACGGCTCTTACATCGAAGAAACTCATCAACATTTTGTAATACTGGTGAACGAGGATGGTTCGGCGGAAACGGCGCTTATCGCCATGAAGTCAACCATGCTTAAGAAAAGCCGCAAGTGGAATAGTATGATTGCGTCCGCTACGGTGCAGGGCAAGAACGGTCCATTCACTCCACCGCGCTTTGGTTTTATCTATCGCGCAAAAACAGTGATGGAAGAAAACAGCAAAGGCAGTTGGCACAACTGGGAAATCTCGCGAGAGAAACAGGTGGACGATGCCGCGCTGTATGTTCGGGCAAAAGACTTTTCTACAACCATCGACAGCGGTGATGTTGTGGTCAAGCACCAGAACGAAGAGGCGCAGAACAAGTCGGACGACGTTCCATTTTAATGCAACGGGCGGCGCAAGCCGCCCACCTTTTCTGAGGTATCAATGTCTGTCCAACAATTCTCAGCCATCTTTGATGGCCTGCAAGAGGCATACGGCACTTATCGCGTAGATAAAAAGCAGGCTAACGGGAAAAATACTGGCAAAGCACAAATCATTCGGGAGCCACGCTCCGCGAAGCTATGGCGGGAGCATCTTTCTGGTAAAGGTGCCTCAATGGGTATCATCCCCATCAACGCCGAAAACAAATGCAAGTGGGGTTGCGTAGACGTAGACCAATATCCCCTTGATCACAAATTACTGGTAGAAAAGGTCCGCAGGCTTAAGCTGCCTCTGGTGGTATGCCGTTCCAAATCAGGCGGGGCGCACTGCTTTCTGTTCTCTATCGAATGGGTCGAAGCTTCTGATATGCAGAAGGCCCTGCAAAATATTGCCGCGGCCCTTGGCTATGGCGGTAGTGAAATCTTTCCAAAGCAAGTAAAGCTGCACCTTGATCGTGGAGACGTCGGTAACTTTCTTAACCTACCGTACTACGACGCAGAAGAGGGGCTACGCTACGCTATCTTAGATGACGGCACCTCTGGTACTCTGGAAGAGTTTTTGGCGCTGTACGAGGCGCATAAGCAAACACCGGAACAGATCGTCAATCTGCAAGTAACGCAGGAAAACGATAGCGAGGCCTTTGCCAACGGTCCGCCGTGCCTCAAAGCCTTAGCTCGTATCAAGATATCAGAGGGTGGGCGCAACAACGGCCTGTTCAACGTTGGTGTATATCTGCGTAAGGCGCACCCTGACACGTGGGAAACAGAAATCCTGCGCTATAACAACGATTACTTTGAGCCGCCTCTGCCTCTTAACGAAGTTAACGTGGTCGCCAAGCAAGTGCAGCGCAAAGAATATGCTTACAAGTGTAATGATGCGCCCATCAATGCTTACTGCAATAAGGATCTATGCCGTACCCAACGGTTTGGTATCGGAGCCGCAGCGTCAGGAGTTCCCGTAGCAAACCTGCGCAAGTATAACTCCACGCCACCTGTGTGGTTCTTGGACGTCAACGGTGAACCCTTAGAGCTAGACACAGATGGTCTAATGAACCAACCCTCGTTCCAACGGGCCTGCATGGAGCAACTTAATCTCATGCCGCACACTGTAGCCAAACCGCAGTGGGAAGGACGGATAAGTTCCCTACTACGCGAAATGGCAGAGAATGACAGTGCCATTGTCGAGGTCGCACAAGATGCCAGTATCAACGGGCAGTTCTACGATTATCTGGAAGAGTTCTGCGTCTTACTGCAAACCGCGCAAGACAAGGAAGAAATCTTACTTCGCCGCCCGTGGACAGATGACGAAGAGCAAATGACTTACTTCCGTCTGAAAGACTTCGAAGCCTTTCTAAAAAAGAATAAGTTCTTTGAACTCAAGTCGCACAAGATTGCTCAACGCCTACGGGACATTAACGGCGAAAGCATGTTGCTTAAAATCAAAGGTCGGCCTGTCCGCGTATGGAAGATCCCTGCTTTTGACAACGGTGACGTTGAACTGGCCACTCCAATCTTTGCTGCAAAAGGTGAGGCACCCTTCTGATGTTTAGAATATTTGGACCGCCCGGAACGGGCAAGACCACTACGCTACTAAATATGGTAGACAAAGCTTTGGAAGCAGGCACCCCACCACAATCCATAGGGTTCTTGGCCTTTACCCGCAAAGCGGCAACAGAAGCAAAGGAACGCGCTGCGGCGCGTTTTCGTTTGGACCCACAAAAGGATCTGCAATACTTCCGCACCCTGCACAGCTTTGCACTCTCTTTGTCAGGCATTCGTCCAGAACAAATTATGCAACCTGAGAACTACAAAGAACTTAGCGAAGCAATGGGCATCAAACTGGAGACAGGTCGCGTCAATCAATTAGAAGAAGACGTCCAAGATGCTGTCAAAGCCAGTGACCCCATCCTTGGGCTCATCAACCTCGCGAGGCTGAAGAAGACTTCTTTGCGTAAGGAGTACAACCTTAGCAGCCTGCAACACGATTGGAACACCGTCAACCATGTGGACCGCTCGCTGCGCTCTTACAAACACGAAAGCGGCCTTTATGACTTCACCGATATGCTGCAAGGTTTTATCGACAAAGGACACCAGTTCTGCCCGCGCTTTAACCTGTGTTTTGTAGACGAAGCACAAGACTTATCTCCCATGCAGTGGGATATTGCCCATCTGATAGAAGCCAAAACCAAGCAGATGTATTGCGCAGGGGACGATGACCAAGCCATATATAAATGGGCAGGGGCCGACGTCGAACACTTCCTTGGACTGGACGGTGGATCAGAAACGCTCAAACAATCCTACCGTATACCCGCAAGCGTTCACCGCGTAGCAGAAACAATCGCCCGCCGCATCCATCACCGTTACCCCAAGATATACAAACCACGCGAAGAAGAAGGCCAATGCCGACGCGTGGCGCAAGTCGGGGAACTGGACATGAGCGACGGCTCGTGGCTCATACTCGCACAAGCGGGATACCAACTACAGCCCGTGGCAACAGACCTACGGTCCTTTGGTTATCTGTACGAATATCGCGGCTCACGGTCCATTGGTCAAAAACTAAGTGACGCTGTAAACGGGTGGACTGACCTGCAACGCGGTAAGGAAATACCTATCGACACAGCCCGAAACATCTATAGCTTTATGTCCACAGGGAAACGCGTGGCAAGGGGGTATAAGAAAATCAAAGGAGTTCCAGATGACGAACTGGTTAACATCGACGATCTGCAAATATCCCACGGCCTTATAGCCACAAAGGATATGATTTGGTCTGAAGCAATGGACCGCATTGCAGATAAAGACCGCGCCTACGTGACAGCATTGCTGCGCCGCGGAGAAAAGTTCAACGGCGTTCCCCGCATTGTAGTGTCCACGATCCACGGTTCAAAAGGTGGAGAGGCGGACAACGTTGTACTGTTTACGGACCTGTCCCCCGCTGCGGACAGTACCATGCGAATTGCACCCGACGATGTTCATCGTGTTTTCTACGTCGGCGTGACACGAACAAGGAAGAACTTGTATTTGGTGGAGCCTGAAGACGCGACAAGGAGTTATGATATATGAAAGTCTTCGAAGAGAAGTTGGGCCAAGCTATGGCCAAACTAGCTATCGTTGAAAATGCACGAGCCCGAAAAACTTGGGGGAACATGAACGCGTACAGCGCGGAGAAAAATCAAAAAAACGCATACAAAGGGGGCAGGCCAAAGTCCGAAAAGTCTTTAAGGCCGCTTAACCCCACTGCTCGCATGGTCGATAAGATGCTGAAAAATGGTTTGAATTGTGTTGAGATTGCAGATGTTTTAGACAAACACCCTGACACGGTGCGCGATATTAAATCGCGTTATGAATTACCACGGGAAGAAAAAAATGAAACGTGATGAAATTCTTGAGACAGCACAGTCTCTTATTAATGGCGAGCGAGCTTCCGAATACGGTGACGCAAAACAGAACTTCCAAGATATCGCAGACCTCTGGTCCGTCTTTCTGGGTCGCCCGACAACGCGCCAAGAAGTGGCCGTCTGCATGGTCTTGGTAAAATCAGCACGGCTGATGAAATCCAACAAAGAGGACTCATGGGTGGATATCTGTGGGTATGCGGCTTTAGGAGGAGAGCAATGAGCCTACAGATGGCAATGTTCACACCGGAGAATGAATGGGTTCCGCCCAGTGAACTTCCTGATCTTACTGGTGCCAAGCGCATTGCTATAGATTTAGAAACAAAAGACCCAAACCTAAAGAATGCGGGCCCCGGATGGGCCACCGGAGACGGTGAGGTAGTAGGTTATGCCGTTGCCACAGAGAACTGGAGCGGCTACATTCCTATTAGACATTTCGGCGGCGGGAACATATGCGAAAAACAAGCCAATCGTTGGTTAAAAAAAGTTTTCGAAAGTCCCGCAGAAAAAATCATGCACAATGCTCAATACGACGTTGGATGGGCACGGCGCATGGGTTTTACCGTAAATGGCAAAGTAATCGACACTATGGTCATAGCATCCCTGCTCGACGAAAACAGGTTTAGCTACACGCTTAACTCTCTGTCGTTTGACCATCTGGGCAAAGTTAAATCCGAAAAGCAACTGATCGAAGCTGCAAAAGCATTTGGCGTGGACCCCAAAGCAGAAATGTGGAAGCTGCCCGCCATGTTCGTCGGACCCTATGCAGAGGCAGACGCAGAACTCGCACTGGAACTCTATAACTATTTCTCCGTAGAAGTTTCTAAAGACGGCCTGTCAAACATCGTGGACGTCGAAACACGGCTCCTGCCCTGCTTGGTGGACATGACTTGGCGCGGCGTCAGAGTAGATACGGATAAAGCAGAGCGCACACGCAATGCATTGCTCAAGCGCGAGAAAGAAATTTTAAAAAAGATTAAGTCCACCGTGGGCTTTGACGTCGAGATATGGGCCGCACAGTCTATAGCCAAAGCTTTCGACGAAGCATCTCTCCCCTACGAGCGCACAGAAAAAGGTCAGCCATCCTTCACTAAAGGGTTTCTCTCTGACCACCCGTCAGAACTGGCGCAGCTTATCGTGCAAGCCCGTAACCTTAACAAAACCTCTGGAACGTTTATCAACACCATCCTCAAACATTGCCGCTCAGATGGTCGTATCCACGCTCACATAAATCAAATCCGCTCTGACGATGGCGGCACGGTCAGTGGGCGCATATCCATGAACCATCCCAACCTTCAGCAAATCCCTGCACGGGATCCAGAGCTAGGCCCCATGATCCGCAGCCTCTTCCTACCAGAAGAAGGCGAGCAGTGGGCAGCAATTGACTTCTCGCAACAAGAACCGCGGATCTTGGTTCACTACGCGCACCTGTTTGGTGAACAGAGAGGTCGTCCTCTCAAAGGCGCAAAAGAATTTGTAGATAGCTACAACGAAGATAGCAGCACAGACTTCCACACGATGGTCGCAGAGATGGCGCAAATCCCACGCAAACAGGCCAAGACAATCAACCTTGGCATGATGTACGGCATGGGCGTGGCAAAGCTCGCGGACCAATTAGATATTCCTGTGGACGAAGCCAAGGGTCTGGTTTCTCAGTACCATGACCGTGTGCCTTTTGTGAAAGGTCTGATGCACGGGGTGATGAACAGGCTAAACGAGAAGGACAGTCGCGGGGCGCTGCGCTCGCTTCTGGGCAGGAAATTACGCTTTCCGTTATGGGAGCCCGACACATTTGCCATGAACAAGGCGCTGCCATACGAGGAAGCCGTGAAAACATATGGCGACACAACACGCTTAAAACGCGCTTACACATACAAAGCCTTGAACCGTTTAATTCAAGCGTCCGCCGCGGACATGACCAAGCAGTCTATGGTCAACATATATGAAAGCGGACGTATCCCTTTGATACAAATCCACGATGAAATTGCCATGTCAGTAACAGACAGAGATGATGCAAAAAAGGTTGCACAGATGATGCAAAGTGCTGTACCATTAAGTGTACCTAGCCTGTGTGACGTCGAAGTAGGCCCATCTTGGGGTGAAGCCGTCTAGTCATGTTAGTTCTGCTCATGGACAGATCGCCTGTCTTAACTCCCGTCCATTAGGTTTCGCACTGTTGGACGGGTTTTTTCCTTGCTCTCCCCCATAACATCCTATATTGTTGGTTAAAACTAGAGAGGTTCACATATGGATACCGATAAATGGAAAAGCGTTCTTGTCCCAATTGAGGTGTACAAGGAAATTAAAGCGCTCTCACAGACAGAGGGTCGTACAATTAGCGGTCAATTGCGAATCATCTTTGAGGCATACAAGCGCGAACAAGAAAACGCTTGACTTATCCCATACACTTCTATATTCAGGGCATACCTCATAAAAGATTTGATTGCGCCCTGAAGTTTACTTTGGGGCGTTTTCATGTCTAGCCAAGACGATTATCTTATCGCGCTTAAAGAAACTAATAAATTTATTGACGATATGATGGACACGGACCTCGACGCAGGGGCCGCGTATACAGGCATTATTACCGCCGCCGTCTTCCGCCTACTAAAAGGTTGTACCGATAAACAAGATGCAACAGGCATTATCGGTGCCGCAATGGCCTCGGCCAGCGCACATGTAGAGATGGAAGAAGGGGTTTTATCAGATATTCACTAAGGGTATTGACATTATCCTATACCCTCGCATATACTCCTTTACGTTAACAACGCTAACCAAAGGAAAAAAGATATGCGGAATGTTAGAGTACACTTTGAAGGCATCGCCCCTTACAGCCAATCTAAAATGCACGAGGAGCCCAAGCTCCCCAAAGAAACTGCCGACGCCTACGAAACAAGAACGTGGCGTTCTAAATGCACCGTCGATAAAGACGGCAACATTATTATCCCCGCGATGGCTATCAAGTTCAGCCTGTCCGCCGCAGCCAAAAAACTAGGAACACAAATTCCGGGCCGCGGTAAATCAACCTATACAAAATACTTTGAAGCGGACGTCGTACCGCTCAACGATCCCAAGCTTGATACCAAGCAAGATAAAGTCAGAGGGGAACGCCTCAACGTTAACTCTGATGGCGTCAGAGGATCAGGTAAGCGCGTCTGGCGCACCTTCCCTGTCGTGGACACAGGATACAAGTCTTACATTGATTTTATGATTATGGATGACACCATCACCAAAGATGTATTCGAAGAGGTGTTCTACGCCGCGGGATCAGGTATCGGCATTGGTCGCTTCCGCCCAGAAAAAGGTGGAACTAACGGTCGCTTCCGCGCCGTAAAGTTTGACTGGCAATAAGTTTATCATCGCGTCGCGCCGTACTACGGCGCTTCGCTGCGCTCGGCATCGCTCGGCATATCGCCTTCACGCGTCGCCCCGCAATTCAACTCAAGGATTTGTTATGTACAACGCTACGGACGCCGCAACTTGGCTCAGGGCACCTCAACGACTCGCAACGCGACTTCGCGTATTGCGACGCGCCGCAACTCAACTCAACGATTTGTTTGTTACTTTGCTCCGCACCGCCCCGCATCGCGGCGCTCCTCTCCGCTGTTCAACGCAATGCAACGCAACGATTTGTTTATTTCTTTTCGCGCCTCAACTCGCAGCGACTTGGCTCGCCGCGTCGCGGCACCCCGCAATGCAACGATTTGTTTGTTACAACGCCTCTCCACGCGGCTCGGCTTCTCACAGGGCACCACGGCTCCCCGCCGCGCACCTCGCATCAACTCAACTCAACGATTTGTTTATTACGTCGTATCGCCCCGCGACACAGCTTTCCGCAACTCTACGCTTCTTTCGGCGGCGCTTCGCAACGCAACGATTTGTTTGTCAATTTATCGCCGCTCCTCCCCGCGTATCGGCTCACCGTAGCACTCCTCTACGCTACTCAACGATTTGTTTGTCAATTTATTCCTTGCAACTCAGCGCCGCACAACGAAACGCAACAAACCGCGGCATGACGTATCGCCCCGCATATCAACGCAACGAACTGAAACTTAACTAGGAAAAACAAATGTTCAAACGTTCAAAAATAACTTTGGATATGTGCGACTTGTTCCGTAATGCAAACGGACACCTAAGCTACGACACAATCCAAACCCACTTTGGCAAAACTATAAATGAACTGCGCCCAACAATCCTCGCAGCCAGAAAATATCTTGAAAGAGACGAAAGCGTCGTCTTCGAAAACGTCAGAGGCGAAGGTTACAAACGCCTCGACGATAGCGGAAAAGTGGACAGCCTTAAAACGTTCACACGACGCATCCGACGGACCGCCAATAATGGCCAACTCAGGTCACAAACCGTCGAAAAACGTGAGGAACTGTCCAACGATGACAGACTACGCCTCACGATCCGCGAAACGGCACTCTATGCTATCCAAACGCAACTCCAAGAAATCAACGATAAGGACAGGTGATGAGCCACAAATATAAAATCTGCGCCTTCTATGTTATTAAACAATTAGAAGACATTAAAAAATCCAGCAATCCCGACATATTATTGCGGGACTTTCTCAACCAATGCATCTACAATGTAGGTATTGATAGCATCGCAACGTGGAACGAGGAAAAACCACCAGAACCAAATCTGGTCGTCAAAAGAAAGAGAGGAAGGCCCAAAAAAGATGGGTGACGAAAACCTTTCAATGTTCCAGTCAGCGCGCCTGCGCTGGCTGAAACGTCAAGTGGATAACCTGCAAGACCTGCGGTACACGCGACACGCGCCAAAAGATCTGGAAATACAACTATTCTCCGCTCGCGAAGAACTAGACAACTTCGTAAACGAACTCAGGCAAACCAATGTTCAAATCTAAACCAAAACCAGACGATATCGACTGGTCAACCGCATCCGACGATCCACGGCTCGCGGACCTCGCTAAAAAGATAGTCCTATACTTGAGTATAGGACTTGGCGCATAAGTATAGGAGTGACGTAACGTCATTATCCGTTAGTATGTATGGGATTTAACCCATATCCATGCTACTATAGTGTATGGGCAAAGTGCGCCCGACGCTATTTGACAATTGAATACCTCAACCCGACTAGGGCCAACGCCCGATCATGTCAGACACAATCTTTTGATGAGGTAAATCAAAATGAAAATCAAACCTGTTACTCATATCAGTACAGATCGAAATCGCTATTGCGGCCCCGCCGTGATCAGCGCAGTCACGGGCATGAACAGCGGAGAAGCCGCAAGGCTCATCCGTTCAGTCAGCGGACAACGAGCCGTAAGAGGAGCCTTTACCGCACACGTGCGACGGGCCATGAAAATCTGCGGAATACAAAGCATCTATCGAAGCTGCACTCCAAAGATCACGCTCGCCGCTTGGCTGAAAGAAAGCAAAGGTTTGCGGACCACGGGCCGCGTGTTTCTGGTTGTCGCAGGCCATCACTTCCAACTGATCGAAGGTAGACGGTACGTCTGCGGGCGCACACGAGACCTCGTGAGCATCAAAGACAAACAGGTCAAACGCAGAGCACGTGTCGAAGAAGTCTACGAACTGGTGGCCGACGGCAAGATCACAATACCCGATCAAGCCCGCAAACCAAAACAACCCGCAAATCAATACCGCAGCTACATTGACAAGATGAAGCGAAAGTATGGCTTCACAGTCGAATACGAGAGATACACCCAAGTCTACTGGGCCCACATGCCTCAGTTCGCAGAAGACCTAGCGTGGGACACGGGCCACCATCTCAGAGATGAGCATGGTTGCTACAGTCAAGGAGAAGTAGCAGACCGCTTCGAAGCAATGGCAGAGTTCATGGAAGAACACTGCATGGAGGACGCATAATGATCAGACTGTATCAAATGCAACGAATAACGTTTCCAACTCCTAGAAAATGCCCCTACTGCGGTACACCCGCAGTAAAGGGCAAAGGAGAAGGCGGTAGGGATATAGACCCTGATCGTTACGGCCATCGTTATGGTTACTTCTGCACTCTTCGGTGCGGCACTAATTATGCAAATTATGTGTGGTTTCGGGAAGGAATTAAAAATTCATAAATTAAAGCCCGCTAATCGCGGGCTTTTTTATTGTCTTGACCGTACTCCCATAATATCCCATACTGGGCTTCTTTATGAGGAGATCAAAATGCCATATCTATACGAAAATCCCATCCTTAACATCGGCGTCTATTACGATAAAGAATGCATGGACGACGATCCGTCGATACATCCCTTCGATAACGGTATCGCAGAATATACCGCATCAACCATCCGTGATCACTTCTGTACCGCAGAAAAGACCGCCGCAATGTTTGGACGACGCCGAAATTTGAAAATGTGCGTCAAGGTAAAAGTGCCGTACAATGAAGAGAAGTTCAAAGAAAATCCGCATAACGTTGCTAAATTTGGAGGATACTACTTGGTTTGGCGGGATTTAATTAATTACAACGATGTTACAGACCATCCCGAAGAACCTCCCCAGTGGCCCCAGAAGAAATGGCGGGTTGTAGTTGAGCAGCGCAACGTGTTCTACGAAGAAGCCGACACAGAACACGAAGCACGGAACATCGTTGCAGAAGATCGCATTTGGGGGCCAGAACACGGTATCGGCGGAGAAGATACCTACGATTTTGAAATTACTGTGGAGGAGGATGACCAATGAAAATCGAAATGACAAAAAAAGAAATATCCCTTATTCAAGAAATGATAGATGACGCAAAAGACAGGGCACGGGATCGTATAAACGAATGCTACGATGATGAAGACTTCGCAATCTACTGCCAATATTTTTCCGACGTCCACGACTTCGAAACAAAAATAGTAGAGTTAATTAAAAATGATCAAAAAACATGAGGACAAAATTATCGGAGCGCTGATCACGGCCCTCGTGATCGGTTGGATAACAGGAGCAAGCTTTAATGTTTGGTAACTCTTTCTATATATACAGCCAGAAAAATAAAAAAAATAAATTTTGCGTTTAAGGGTGTTACCCGTGTTACGGTGTTACCTTTGTATCTATGTATATAATAAGAAAGGGTTTTTCGGTAACTTTTTTGGGTAACACCTCTGTTTTGAAGGTGTTACCTTATATACCTTCTTAGAATGTCTTATAAACTCTTACGCTAGATTTAGTAGTTCAGCCTTGTTATGACACAATTATAGCAAAATAAACGAGGCTAAAAATGGCAAAAACACCCCCAATTCCGAAGGGTTTGGTGTTACGGGTGAAGAAAAAACCCACCGGAAAGCGTTGGACCAAACAAAATCCGGATGAATTGAGAGGCCGCAAGAGATTGCATGAACAATCGCCTCTGACCCGTATGCAAGAGAAGTTTGTAAAAGAACTGGTTTCCAACGATGGAACCATCACAATGTCAGAAGCCGCAGAACGAGCGGGTTACACGAAAAAGTCCGCTCCTGTTCGTGCGTCTCAGATGACAAACCCCCATATCAGTCCACATGTTTGCGCAGCGATTAAAAAATATCGTGACGAGTTAGATGAGAAGTTTGGCATCACTTATCAAAGACACGTGCGAGACTTACAGCGCATTCGTGATTTAGCCATTGAAAACGGCGCGTACAGTGCCGCAGTGCAGGCTGAATATAGGCGAGGTCAGGCGCAGGGCGATATCTATGTCAGCAAGTCTGAAATCCGTCACGGCAGCATTGATAGTATGAGCCGCGAAGACGTTCAAAAAGCTTTGGATGAATTGAAGCAAACATATGGCGCAATTGACATTACCCCAGACGAAGATGGAAGCGGGGCTGTATCAGCAATTGAAGGCAGCTACGAAGAGATCGAAGCGGACACTGATTCTCACGCGGATTGAAAATTGGGCAAGCCAAGGCATCCCTGACCTGCTCATATGTGATGAGCTAGGAAAGTTTCACTTTGTTGAATTAAAGTTTTGTAAGGCTAACGCGGTCAATCTTAGCCCGCATCAGGTTGCATGGCATATCCGTCATAAGAACTCATCATGTTGGACTCTGATCAAAAAACAAAACAAGCCCGATAGCGCCCCATTTCTTTTTCTTTATCATGCGGATCAAGCAATGGATCTAAAGGCGGACGGTTTAAAAACTGAGCCGCGATTAGCGCACGAAAAGAAATTCCTATGGGATGAGGTTTTCGACTTGATATGTCCTATTTAATCGCATATTCTCTCATCACCAGAAAGTGAGGTAATATGAAATATAAAGATATAAACAGGTACATGTTCGAAGACATTCAGATGTGTATGGAAAAAATACACGCTTTTGACAGGCTAATGACGGATCCGGATTTAGATAGTTTTTGGGATAAGGTGCCGCGCAATGAGCCCGTCGGACATCAGAAAATTGTTTGCGCCGCGTTAGAGGAAGCGTTTAGTGCTTTGAACCGTGCGCAGCTAAATTGGTTAGCCGCTTCAAAGTATAACAATGCCGCGATAGACCCGTTGCCTAATCGCGAGGCGGTGTAATGGGATTGCATAGTGAACATTGCGCGGGTTGCGGCGTTGGCGTTACTGGTTTTTATTGGCCCGATGTAAATTGGGATTTATGTGTGGAATGTTATAAAATGACAAAAGAAACGGAAGCGGAAAGCCAAGCGGATTATGACGCCGAAGAAAAAGCGAGGGGGTCATATGTTTCTGCTTAATTGGATTGGCCGCTTATTATATGGTCCGGATTTTGATGACCTAAGCCGTCGCGCAAACAAGCCACGCCGTCGCAGAAAATGAAAATAAATTGTGACCGTAAATATCAATAAAGTTTAACCCGCTTGCATGGCGGGTTTTCTTTTGCTATTGATATGGGATAAATCTTATATGAGGTAAGAATATGCTTAGAACTGTAGAGATATCACGGGCAAAGAAAACTAAAGGAATAGCCGTTACATATAGAGCGGGCAATGGCGAGAAATTTGGAACATGCCCGCCGTCGTGCGCTTTAAACGATAGCGGCAAGGGCGCATCCGAAATAGATTGGCACTATTTTGACGCATTGCTTAACGCTGTACCTCGCAAGGGGGTTTCTTTCACTTATTCGCATTTCCCGTGGGTTGCTTGGTTTCGCAAACTTAAACGCGATAAAACTGTTATCAATTACTCCGCGGACAATTTATTGGACGCGGCAATTGCGGCGCCCGCGGTTCCTACGGTAACCGTTGTTAATGAGGCGAAATGGCAGGGTAAAAAATCGTTCTCTATTGATTTGCAAATTGAATATGCGCGGGATGATGTCCCAAACGAAAAACACGCCGTTGTGAGATGCCCCGCAGAATATCGCGATATTTCTTGCGCTCAATGTGGAGACGGGGAACCGTTTTGCGCCCGTTTAAATCGTAAGTTTATTATTGGTTTTACGGCGCATGGTCCGAATAAACGCAAGGCCGCGGATGAAACCGCGCAGGGGGGTTGCTATGCCGCGCAAGGCAATTGCCGCATATGGTGGCAAGATACCGCAGAAAGTGAACAAAGCGAAACCGACGGGGAAAAGTTAACGCGCTTTGTTTCTGGCCTGCCTCCGCGTTCAATCGTTCGTCACCATGTTGCGGGGGATATCGGCAAATAAACTTTTAAAAAGTTTTATCTTGCCTAATATGGGAAAATATAAGAGAATACGGGGCGGGCGCAATCCTGCCCCGTTTTTTATGAGGAAAAGCAAAATGCAAATTGAAAATCAAAAAGGTGACCTTTACGCTTTGATGGCCAAAGTTAAAGAACAGCATGACAAGCAAGGCGATTTCGTGACCAGCACGGCGGAGTTACAAAAGACAACCGACGCGGATGGAAACCCGCAAATCATTATTGAACAAAACGGAGGCGCACCAACTCGCATTTTAGACGTTAATGACCACGCGCACGGCCAAATAGCGGCGGCGGCTGAAATTGACACAAGAACAGCGCGGCGGTTGCAGGCCCGTTATCCGCAGGAATATGACGCCTTGATCAATGCGCGTTGGCAAAAAGAGCCCGTAAACCGTATGGTCCGGACATATTTGGAAGTAGAGGAGACACGCGGGCAAGCACGTGCTTTTGTTTCCGATAAGTTCAAAACTTTTGACAATTTAAACTTGCTTGAAGCAAGCTTGCCTCAATTGATGGAAAGTGATGCGCAATGGCAGGTTGTAAATGCTAACGTTACTGACAAGCGCTTAAACTTGCGCCTCAAAAGCTTGGTACAATTGGGGCAACCCGCCGTTGGCGATAAAATGGCCAATGGCATCGGCTTGTCGAATAGTGAAGTTGGCGCGGGCGCAGTTACCGTTTATCAAACTATTTGGACGCTTGCTTGTTTGAACGGTATGCAAACTGAAAACCGCAACCGCTCGAGCCACATAACCAGCGCGCGGGATAGCGACGATTATGGATTGCTTTCCAATGAGGCGAAAAACGCGGACAATTTGGCGCTTGAATTAAAATTGCGCGATTTAACGGGCGCATATGCGAGCCGTGATACGTTCGATAAAGTGCTTGATCAAATGAACGCCGCGCATGGTGATATCATTGAAGGCGAGTTTTCCGAAATTCCAGAACGCATTAGCACCGTTTTGAAATTGACGAAAAAAGAAAATACTGACGTTCTAAATGGTTTGATGGCCACGATTGGCCAAAGCGGTTACGAGCATGGCAAGCCATTGACACGCGCAACGCTGGTCAATGCGGTTACGGCGGTTGCAAATAAATGTGATGCGGACGACGTCGACACGTGGCAACAGCGGGGCGGCAAGCTTTTAAATTTATCTACCCGCGATTGGCAACGCATTGCCGCATAAAACGGTTGCCAAGCGGCAACGGTTGTCACTTGGCATTTAATATTTACATATGCGCAAATACGCGTTTATATGAGGGCGGGCAATCCCGCCCTTTTTTTATGAGGTAATAAAATGAATAGTGAAAACGCAAACGCCCCCGCTTGGACAAGCGCCGCTAATGTGGCAGAACAAACCGTTGCGCAGCTGAAGGAAGAGAACGAACGTTTGACGCAAGCGCTTTACAATTTGCAAAAGGACAAAGAACAATTGCGCGGCGGGCTGTTTAACTTGCTTGAACCGTCATTAGATCAATGGCTAAAAGACAGCGCTAATGATTTCTTTGAAACGCATTTTGACATTTCAAGCCACATTGACGACATTGCGGACGCGTTGCCCGAAAAAGAAATTAATATGGACGAATACGAAGACGAATTGCGCGACGCCGTGCGCGATATCATCAAATATGCAGAAATCAAAATTGAGGTTTAAACCATGACTGAGCAACAACGCGACGCAATCAAGCGCATACATGCAAACCATGCTATCAAGATGCCCCTGCATTTATATTTGGAAACGGCGCGGCCAGAGTTGGGGTGGCCAGATAGTTTAATTATCAAGGCGAACGATCTTGTGATTGGGATTGAACCGGACGGTTACGCTCACACATAAAAACGCACCTTGGTTGCGTTCATTGGCTCGCCAGTTCGTTCTGGCGGGCCTTTTTTATTTGTTTATAAAACTTGCGCCCGCCGCCCGCCCTCTTTCGTTCTTAAACGTATGGACGTGGCGCGTGGCGCATGGACGGCGGCACCGGATCCGCCGATTGCGGCGTTGCTCGATCACCGGATCCGCCGATTGCGAGGCGCAGCTGCGCGACGGTTGCACCAGCTGGCGCGGATTTACTGCGCGGAAAACGGCGCAAAATTAATTGCATGCCTGCATTAAATTAGATCCGCGCAATTAATTAATTGCACCGGCTGGCACGGTTCGCGGCTCTTTTTTTGGGGCAGGGGCCCCTGCCTATCGGGTCAAATTGCGCAGTTTTCGCGCCAGATTCCGCGGTTTTCGCGCCGCGCACAGGGGTTTGCGCCACGGGTGCATGGGCCATGTTTTTGACAAATAATCATGTAGAAAATACATTTGGTTTGCGTTAAGTTACATAAAATCGCATAGGGGCCCCCGATGAATGCAACCGTAGGTTCAGTCGAAGATAAAGTGTTAAAGTTGCAGTTGCGTTTAGCGCAATTGGAGAAGAACGAGTTAGCGCAAAATAGTTTTCTACATTTTGTACATGCTATGTGGCCAGAGTTTATATCTGGTAGGCACCATAGAATTATCGCTGAGAAGCTTCAGCGGGTCGCGAGCGGCGATCTAAAGCGCTTGATTATTAACATGGCACCGCGGCACACGAAGAGTGAGTTTGCGTCGTTTTTGTTTCCTGCTTGGATGATGGGTCAGAACCCTCGGATGAAGATTATTCAGGCGACGCATACGACGGAGTTGGCTGTTGGTTTTGGTCGGAAGACGAAGAATCTTTTGGACACGGATGAGTACAAGGAGATTTTTCCTGATGTGAGGTTGGCTGCGGATAGTAAGGCATCTGGTCGGTGGGACACGAGCCGTGGCGGGATGTATTATGCTGTTGGTGTTGGGAGTAACTTGGCGGGTCGTGGTGGTGATTTGGTGATTATTGATGATCCACATTCTGAGCAGACGGCTATGAGTAACAGTGGTTTTGATGATGCTTGGGATTGGTATACTGGGGGCCCTCGTCAGCGTTTACAGCCGGGAGGTAGTATAGTTTTGGTTCAGACTCGTTGGTCTGAGAAGGATATGACGGGTCAGTTATTGCGGGCTATGGCTAAGGATCCTTTGGCGGATCAGTGGGAGGTTGTTGAGTTACCTGCGATATTTGATGATGGTAAGCCGTGTTGGCCTGAGTACTGGAGTTTGGAGGATTTAACTGCGGTTAAGGCTTCTATTCCGCCTAGTAAGTGGAATGCGCAGTATCAGCAGAAGCCGACTGGTGAGGAGAATGCGATCATACCGCGTGAGTGGTGGCGTATTTGGGAGGGTGAGAACATCCCTCAATTGCAGTATGTGATACAGAGTTATGATACTGCGTTTACGAAGCGGGAGCGTTCTGACTTTAGTGCGATTACGACATGGGGGGTGTTTTATCCGGAGGAGGGTGGTCCGCCTAATTTAATATTGTTGGATGCGAAGAAGGGTCGGTATGATTTTCCTGAGTTAAAGGCGTTGGCGTTTGAGGAGTATGAGTATTGGGATCCTGATACGGTGATTATTGAGGCGAAGGCGAGTGGATTGCCATTGACGCATGAGATGCGTCAGACGGGGATACCTGTTGTGAATTTCACGCCTAGTAAGGGGAATGACAAGGTAAGTCGTGTTTATGCTGTGACTCCGTTGTTTGAGGCAGGTATGGTTTGGGCCCCTGACAAGAGTTGGGCGGATGAGTTGATTGAGGAGGTTGCGGCGTTTCCGGAGGGGGAGTATGACGATTTGGTAGATAGCATGACGCAGGCGTTAATGCGGTATCGTCAGGGGAACTTTATTCAGTTACCAACAGATGATTGGCATGATGTAGAAAAGTCTGCTATGGTTAGGGCGTATTACTAGGAGAGTCGGATGGCGCGGGCACCTATTGGCGGTTTGATGGACACGAATGTTCCGTCTCAGTTTGACGAGGCGGATTTAAGTGCTGAGTTAGAGTTAGAGATACCGGATTCCCAAGAGACTCCTTTGATGCTGGATAGCGGGGAGGAGATTGAGATTGTTGAGGAGGATGACGGGAGTGTTCTTGTAGACTTTGATCCTTCTGAGGACATGGCGGATGTTGGGTTTGATGAGAACTTGGCGGAGGTTATGGAGGATCGTGAGTTGGGTGCGATTGCATCTGAGTTGATGGGTGAGTTTGACGCGAACAAGGCCAGTCGTCAGGAATGGGAAGATGCGTATACTGAGGGGTTAGAGCTTTTGGGCTTTAACTATCAGGAGCGGACGGAGCCGTTTCGTGGAGCCTCTGGTGTGACTCACCCGTTATTGGCGGAGGCTGCGACGCAGTTTCAGGCGCAGGCGTTTAACGAGTTATTGCCGTCATCTGGGCCTGTTCGGACTGCAATTATGGGTGATGAGACTCGTGAGAAGCAGGATCAGGCGTCACGTGTTCGTGGGTTTATGAACTATTACATTACGAATGTGATGGATGATTACACTCCTGACATGGATCAGATGTTGTTTTATTTACCGTTGGCGGGAAGTACGTTTAAGAAGGTTTATTACGATGAGGTAATGGGCCGTGCGGTAAGTAAGTTTGTTCCTGCGGAGCAGTTGGTTGTTCCGTATGAGACGTCTGATTTGGATACGTGTTCGAATATTGCGCATGTTATTCGGATGAATTTGAATGATTTACGCAAGCAACAGTTGGCGGGTATTTACCGTGATATACCGATTATACCGCAACAGGCTGATGCGAGTGAGGTACAGGGTGAGTTGGATCGTATTACGGGATTTGAGCCCGGAAGTATTGATTATGACTGTACTTTGTTGGAGTTCCACGCGAATTTAGACCTTGAGGGGTTTGAAGATGTGGATGAAGACGGGGAGCCTACGGGTATTAAGATTCCTTATATTGTGACGATTTCGCAAGATAATGGGCAGATATTGTCTATTCGGCGTAATTATCGCGAGGACGATGAGTTAAAGCGTAAAATACAATATTTTGTACATTACAAGTTTTTACCGGGCTTTGGTTTTTATGGGTTGGGGTTGATCCATACGATTGGTGGTTTGTCACGAACTGCCACAGCGGCGCTGCGACAGTTGATCGACGCTGGTACGTTGTCCAATCTCCCAGCGGGTTTCAAGGCCCGCGGACTACGGATCAGGGACGATGATGATCCGTTGCAGCCGGGTGAGTTCAGAGATGTGGACGCACCGGGAGGGGCTATTCGTGACAGCCTGATGCCGCTGCCATTTAAGGGTCCGGACCAGACTTTGTTTCAGTTGCTGGGTTTTGTGGTTCAGGCGGGTCAGAGGTTTGCGACTATTACTGACATGAAGGTTGGTGATGGTAATCAGAACGCTGCGGTAGGTACGACTCTGGCTATGTTGGAGCAGGGTTCGCGAGTAATGAGTGCTGTACATAAGCGGCTTCATTATGCGATGCGGATGGAGTTTAAGCTGCTTTCGCGGGTGATGAGCGAGTTTTTACCGCAGGAGTATCCTTATACGGTTGAGGGCAGTGATCAGGCGGTTATGGCGTCTGATTTCGATGATCGTGTGGACATTGTTCCTGTTAGTAATCCGAATACGTTTAGTCAGGCACAGCGGATAGCTTTGGCCCAGACTAAGATGCAGTTGGCTGGAGCGGCCCCTGAGTTGCATAATATGCACGAGGTGTATCGTGATATGTATGAGGCGATTGGTGTTACGGATGTTGATCGTTTAATGAAGAAGGTTCCGGACGAGGAGCCGCGGCCCTTGGACCCTGCTTCTGAGAATATTAACGCGATGGACATGGTTGAGTTGAATGCGTTTCAGGGTCAGAACCATCAGGCTCATATTATGGCTCACTTGGTGTTTGGTTCTAGTCCGATGGTTGGTGGAATGCCTCCTGTTGCGATTTCGATTCAGAAGCATGTTATGGAGCATGTAAAGTTGCAGGCGGAAGAGCAGGCGATGATGCAGTTACAGCAAGCTGGACCGATGCCCGCGGATCAACAGGAGATGCAATATCAGGCGTTGGTTGCGCAGGGCGTGGCGCAGGGTATGCAGCAAGCCAAGCAGATGAGCGCACAAGTCTCTGGTCAGGGACCGGATCCTTTGATAAAGTTGAAGGAGCAGGAGTTGCAGATCAAGGCTCAAGCGGAGCAGTCGGATGCGCAATTGGATCAGGCGAAATTGCAGCTTGATGCGCAGAACCAGCAGATGCGTGGAGAGCAGTTTGAGAAGCGGCTCGCGAGCCAAGAGGCTATGACCGCGGCGCGTATTGACAGTGCGATGCAGCGTGAAATTATGAAGCAAAGGGGTCAGTAATGGCAAGTGTAAAGATTGTGACGAATACACCGGGCGCGGCACCTAAACCGCAGAAATATGCTGATATTAAGGATCAAGGGAAGATTCCTTATTGTCAGATGGAAGAGATTGCTACGCCCAACACCGCTAAAGCTAAAGTAACAACAGGGAAGAAGCGAGGCATGGGGGCCGCGTTACGCGGCTCACGTTTCACTAATGCCTAATGCTGTGTGCTCTCACCGCGGTTTTGGTGGGGATGCACGGGGGCGACCTTCATAAGGCGTGTGTATACCGCTGTCCTAGAGACGTTTCGTATTTTTATTATCACTATCCGCGGATAGTACGGATTCCGTATGACTTTCGTTGTCCGCCTTTTGTTAAGGTGGGTGAGAAGGTATGATTGATCCATTTACGGCGCTTGCGGCGGTAAAGTCTGCCGTCTCCGCGGGCAAGGAACTAATCAATGTCACCAAGCAAATTGGTGAGTTTTTCGACGGCGTGGATGATTTACGCGCTGCGCACGAAAAAAAGAAAAACAGCTTGTTTTCAGGGTCCGATGAAAACGCGATGGAGACTTTTGTGAATTTACAGAGGGCCAGAGACGCGGAGGAGGAGCTTCGTCAGATCGTCATTGCAACCAGAGGTTTTAGCGCGTGGGGTGAACTGCAAGCTATACGGGTGCAAGCAAGAAAAGATCGCAAAGCAAAGATAGAAGCAGAGAGGAAGCGCAAAGCAAAGCTGGTTGAGCGCATCGTGATCTATGGCGGCGCAGTAATCATTGTTTCTATAATGATTGGGATCACGGTTGTCATTATTTTAGCAAAGCAGGGTCGGTTGTGAGTGACGGTTTAAGCGGGGTCGGGTCTGCACCTTTTAATATCGGAAGCCACATACACGAGCAAACCAGAGCCCGTGAGGCTATTGAAACACATTTGTCGGAGCAACGCGTGGAGAAAGAGCATAGGGCGAACCACAGCCACTTAGAGGCGCTTGCAAAGCAGAGATTTGATTTACAGGAAAGTTATGATAGGTTTGGGCGCAAGACTAATGCGGATAGGCCGCAGGGAACGAAGTTAAACATAGAGGTTTGACATGGCTAATACCTTTGAAAAGATCCTTCAATATCGGCTTATGCCGCGTATTATGATGTTTGTTATGATGGTGATGTACATCAAGGTGATAAATTGGGGGATGAGTTTGGACGACCTATCAACACAGCAATCTGCCATGATTAGTGTTGTTAGCGGTGCGATGACAGGCACGATAGCCGTGTGGTTAGGGTCTGAGAAATGAGTATCTTTACCGCTGCATTAGGGCCGATAGCAAACCTTGCAGGCTCTTGGTTACAAGGCAAAGCCGATAAGAACGCTGCTGCTGCGGAGCTAAAGCTAACTGAGGCGAAGGCGAAAGCCCAGATATTATTGTCCGAAAAGACAAGCGTTGCTGACTGGGAACGCATCATGGCAGAGGGCGCAAAATCAAGCTGGAAGGACGAATGGTTCGTAGTAATTCTGTCTATCCCATTGATTTTATGTTGGATTCCGGGTGCAGAAGGTTGGGTTGACCGTGGCTTTCAGCAGCTTAATAAGGCCCCGGACTGGTATTTTTACAGCCTTGGAATTGCAATTTCAGCCAGTTTTGGTGTGCGCGGGGCGCAAGCCTTTTTTAAGAGGAAATGATATGAGTTTTAAACTTAGCAGACGCAGCCTTGATAGGCTTGAGGGAATTGACGACAGCCTACAGGCGGTTGTGAAGATGGCGATAACTCTGACCAAAACCGATTTTGGCGTGGTGCAGGGTATGAGAACCGTTGAGCAACAAAAAGAACTTGTTGCCAAGGGCGCGAGCCAGACCATGCGGTCTAAGCACCTTGAGGGCAAAGCTTTCGATATCATGGCCTACATAAATGGTAGGGCGAGTTGGGAACTGTCTGTTTATGACGACCTAGCAGATGCTATCAAAGAGGCTGCAATACAGCTTAACGTCCCTATATGCTGGGGAGCGGCGTGGGGCACACCTGATATGCCGTATCCAATGGATATTCGTAAATGGGAAGGCACGATGGAAGAGGCTATGAACGCTTATATTGACCTTCGCAGGTCACAGGGGCGCAGGCCTTTCATAGATGGCCCACATTTTGAAAGAATAGATTAAACCTTTTCTTGCATATCTCTCCGATTATTCCTATAAATGGGTAGATTTTGTGGGAGTTTTTAGGAATTGGACGAGATTTACATTGCGGAAGCGGTTTTTCGCATTATAAAAGAACGTAGACAAGGCGTTGTTGAACTCATGCAGTACGGCAACGTTAAGTCAATGGAGCAATATCGTGAGCTTATGGGCAATATGGAAGCCTTGAATCACGTGGAACAGGAACTCAAGGGCCTGCTAGATAAACAGGAGCGTAGCGTTGACTAAGGTTGACCTCTCTGGCGTACAAGACGCCGTAAAAAATCTTTCGGACGCGTATGACGCTCCCAAAGTACTTAATCCTGAAGCCATTGATGGATCTCTTTTAGATCGAATGCCTACGCCAACTGGTTGGCGCATTCTTATCTTGCCGTATCGCGGCAAAGGGAAAACAGAATCCGGAGTCTACCTTCCTGATCAGGTGGTAGAACAGAACCAAGTGTCCACACAGGTCGGTTACGTCCTTAAAACAGGCCCTCTTGTGTACAAAGATACCGAAAAGTTTCCTGACGGACCTTGGTGCGCGGAAAAAGATTGGGTTATGTTTGCCCGATATTCTGGTTCTCGTTTTAATATTGACGGGGGCGAGGTTAGAATTTTGAATGACGATGAAATTCTTGCACGTATTAGTAATCCCGAAGACATCCTTCACTACTAGAGGTAGAAATGGCAGAAGAAAAACAAATTGAATTGGAACTGGACGGCGTTGAAGAGACGGAAGTAGAGGTAGATTCTCCCTCTCAAGAAGATAGTTCGTCCTCTATAGAGGTTTCTGAGCAGGACGAGTTTCAGAAGGCCGAAAACAATACTCAAAAACGTATTGATCGTTTGACTAAAAAGATGCGTGAAGCGCAGCGGCGAGAGGAAGAAGCTCTTCGTTACGCTAAAAGCGTTCAAGAAGAAGCGGAACAGCTTAAAACGCGGTTTGACAGCTTGGATACAAGTTATGTTAATGAGTATGAGAGCCGTGTAACCACTCAAATGGATCAAGCAGAGCAGGCTTTAGCTCGTGCTATGGAAATCGGTGATACCAGCGCCGCGGTAGATGCCAATAAGCGTATTGCGTCTCTTTCGATTGAAAATGATCGTTTATCGCAAGCTAAGATGCAGCAAGAAGCTCGTTCGCAACAGGTCCAGCAGCCGCAGCCGCAGCCGCAGCAAGCTCCTCAACAGCCCCAACAAATGCGTCGTCCTGACGCACGTGCGGAGCAATGGGCCCAGCAAAATGATTGGTTTGGCCAAGATGAGGCCATGACTTTTGCGGCTTTTGGAATACACAAACGATTGGTTGAGGCAGAAGGGTTTGACCCGACGACCGAAGACTACTATACTGAACTTGATCGGCGTATTGGAGATAAATTCAATATGCCTGCAAAAACCGCTAGTAAACGGCCCGCTCAGACCGTTGCTGGGGTATCAAGATCATCTGGGCGCAGCAGTGGGAAAAAGGTTAGACTCTCCCCTAGCCAAGTCGCAATAGCGAAGAAATTGGGAGTGCCGCTTGAAGCATACGCGAAGCACGTGAAGGAGTAAGTGATGACAGATACAGTAAAACGGACTTCTCGCGCAAATGAAACGAGAGAGAAAACGGCGCAGCGTAAGCCGTGGGCTCCTCCCTCTATGTTAGATGCACCGCCTGCACCGGATGGTTTTCGGCATCGTTGGATTCGCGCGGAGACGCGTGGGTTTGATGATACTAAAAACATTAGCGCAAAAATGCGCGAAGGTTGGGAATTGGTTCGTAAGGACGAATTTCCTGATTTTGAGGCCCCGGTACTTGATACAGGTAAATATGAAGGTGTTTTTGGCGTAGGTGGCTTAGTTTTGGCTCGTATACCAGATGAAACCGCGGAAGAGCGCAATGCGTACTACCAAGCACGTAATGCGGATCAAGTAGAAGCTGTGGATTCTGAGTTGATGGCCCAAAACCAACATTCAACCATGACGATTTCTAAACCAGATCGTCAATCCCGTGTAACCTTCGGTGGCCCTCGCAGATAGTTAGGGCTGCTCTGATAAGAGGAAAAACAAATGGCAAATCAAGACACTGCCTTTGGTCTTCGTCCTATCGGGCTTAATGGCGCAGGATCTAATACCACTGGTGTAACTCAGTATGAGATTGCATCAAACAATACGAATGCTATTTTTCAGTATTCGCCAGTTATCCCACTGGCGGCTGGAGTAGTCGATATTGTTGGCAATGCCAATGGTGGTACAGTTCCTGCTCTTGGAGTCCTAATGGGCGTAGAGTATGTTGATAGTTCGTCAAAGAAACCAGTTTTCAAGAACTATTGGCCCGGTTCAAACAACGCAAGCGTTGATACGAACCATCCCGTAAAAGCTTTTGTGGCTGATAATCCAAATCAATTGTTTATGGTTGCGGCAGACACTTCGTCTACTAATCGTGCAACCGCGCTATCGAACATTTTTGCAAACTGTTCTTTGGCTACAGCAACTTCGGGTTCAACCACAAATGGTCGTTCTACTGGGGAGCTTGATATCTCTACAGTGGCGAACACAGCTACGTTGTTCATGCGCGTTGTCGGCCTTACGGGCGATGAAGCCAACTTGGATTATGATGCGGCTGGTGTGAACTATGTTGTTCGCTTTAACTTCCACCACAATGCGCCTGTTGCGGCTTCGGCTTCGCAAACGACGTCATTGTCAACTGGCATTTAAGGAGGGCTGAAATATGGCTATCTCTCGCGCACAATTAGCGAAAGAGTTGGAACCCGGCCTTAACGCCTTGTTCGGACTTGAGTATGATCGTTATGAAAACGAACATGCCGAAATCTTTGAAGAAGAGTCTTCGGATCGTGCATTCGAAGAGGAAGTAATGCTCGGTGGTTTTTCCACAGCACCCATTAAAGCTGAAGGCGCGGCCATCAACTTTGATGATGCACAGGAAACATATACTGCGCGTTACACACATGAGACAATTGCTCTTGCGTTCTCTATTACGGAAGAAGCAATTGAAGACAATCTTTATGATCGTCTCGCATCTCGTTACACAAAAGCTCTGGCTCGCTCTATGGCGCAGACAAAGCAAATCAAAGCGGCTTCTATCTTGAACAATGCGTTCAATACAGGTGCTAATGCGATTGGTGACGGAGCGGCTCTGTGTTCAAATGCTCATCCATCTTTATCGGGCAATCAGAACAACGTTCTTGCAACAGCGGCGGATTTAAATGAAACGTCACTAGAGCAAATGTTGATTGATATTGCTGGGTTTACCGATGAGCGTGGTTTGAAAATTGCTGTACGCGGCATGAAACTGATTATTCCAAAAGAACTTCAGTTTATTGCGGAACGCGTTCTCAACTCAAACCTACGTCCCGGCACTGCCGACAATGACACTAACGCGATGCGCGGCATGGGAATGTTACCAGAAGGTGCTTCTGTAAACCACTTCCTTACAGACACTGACGCATTCTTCATCAAAACTGATGCTCCAAACGGTTTCAAATACTTTAACCGTTCGGCTATCAAGACTGCGATGGAAGGTGACTTTGATACAGGAAACATGCGTTTCAAGGCCCGTGAGCGTTATAGCTTCGGTGTTTCTGACTGGCGCTGTGTTTTTGGTACACCCGGAGCGTAAAGTGTGTTATAAGAGGGGAGGATACTTCATTATTCTCCTCACTCTCGACTTAGGGGCAACTTCGGTTGCCCCTTTCTTTTTTTAAAAATTAATGTATGATTTGTTTATCCCTGACAAACACGTGGTGTGTTTGACTAACCCAGACAGGAGATTGACATGGGTACTACTACTTTTTCAGGTCCGATTAAAGCGGGCACTATTAAGAATACTACGGGCACCTCTTTAGGTACTGATATTAAAAATACAGGCCAAGTTGTAATGGCTCAGTCGTTTACAACGGGTACAACACTGGCGGGAGGCGCGTCCGCTGCTAACGTCACAGACGTTGTTATTCCTGCAAAGTCTCAGATCATTGACTGCGTGATTGATTGTCCGACAGCAATGGGTAATGCTACTTGTGTATTTAGTGTCGGAGATACAGTGGGCGGTAATGCCACCATAATTAATGGATTTTCAATTACGGTAGCTTCTGGTGCAGGTCGTAAATACCCAACTACTGAAGCGGGCGGTGCTTTGACTTGGGCAGAGACTTCCAACACGGCTGATATTCGCCTTACCTTTACTACTACAGGCGCTACCGATGCAGGCGAGATTCGCGTAACTGTATTATATCAACAAGCAAGTGATCTTGTTTCGTAAGGAGTCTTAAATGTCTAATTCGGACGTAAGAGCGAAACGGCTTGCGGGGGCAGGAGCGGCTTCTACTGGTCGTGCGCGTCTCCGTCAGGTTCAAGTTTTAACGGGCGGCGGCGCGGGAAGACTTACGTTAACAGACGGAAACGGCGGGGCGACCGTGGTTGATTTAGACTTTACACAATCTCAAACTCATTCGGTAAACATTCCGGACGAGGGGGTTTTGTTTACGTCGGATATCCATGTGAGCGTTGCAACTAATGTCACGGCATTAACTATATTCTTTAGTTAGGGCTGATCATGGCTTCTAAGCGCGACGACAAGATGCCTAAGCGCAATAAAAAGAATTTCCGCCCTACGAAAAAAGGGGCGGGAATGACAGAAGCTGGCGTAAAAGAATATAGAAAGAAAAACCCCGGTTCCAAGTTAAAAACAGCGGTAACGGGAAAAGTAAAAAAAGGCAGCAAGGATGCAAAGAGACGTAAATCTTTCTGCGCTCGTTCTGCGGGTCAAATGAAAAAGTTCCCTAAAGCGGCTAAAGATCCAAATAGTCGTTTACGGCAGGCTAGAAAGCGTTGGAAATGTTAGAACGTCCGTTACTGATTATTGTTTTGTCTACAAGTTTAGGTCTTATTGGGGCGGTATCCTACGCGTGGGCGAGTTGGACAACAGAAACGCTTATATCTGTGGACAAGCGCACCGAAGTAATGGCAACTCAGATTGAATACATAAAATTAGAGATGGAGAAAGCCTATGGCGGCAATGTCCAAGCGTACAAAGCAGAATAAAACCCCCAAGGGTTTAACCTACTTTCGAAAAGGTGGGGAGGCTTCATCAAAAAGCAAAGGAAGTAAGATCTGTCCAAAAGGTAAGGCTTGGGCGAAGCGCACGTTTGATACATATCCATCCGCATACGCTAATATGGCTGCATCTAAATATTGTAAGGATCCGAATTATGCTAAGAAGTCTAAGGGAAAAGCTTAAATGGGCGAGCTTAAAGAATGGCGTGAGCAAAACTGGGTTAGGGTTGATTCAAGCGGTAATATCGCGGGCAAATGCGGTACGTCTAAGGATAAAAAAAATCCTGACCGCTGTCTTCCTGCGTCCAAAGCAAGATCTCTCTCCAAAAGCGAAAGAAGAGCCACCGCTGCAAAGAAAAAACGTGAAGGCGCAAAAGGCAAAACCGTCGTCAAAAACACAAAAGCCGCAGAAGTCCAAAACGCCAGATTCGGCGGCGAAATCTCGCACCAAAAAGCCAAAAGGAAAAGCCCGCGCCCGAAAAACGGAAAAGTAGTAGCAAGAGGATGTGGGAAAGTGCTTTCCAACCGACGTAAACTTACGTCGGGGTCAGTGAGTACGTGATGCGAGTCGAGTTTTTTGAACCTAAGATTGAACAAGGAATTGTCCACGAAATACTTCAGTGGTCTAAGGACGTTTTAGAAACAAACAGTTCTTTTTTTGGAGGGTTGCCTCCGTGTCCTTATGCGCAAAAGGCTTGGGCAGACCACAAAGTATCTATAATGTTCAAGTACGAGCCAAGCTTTCAGGTTTTGTATACTTCCATCTCTCAGTTTGACGATAACTTTGAACTTAACATAATTGTGGATATGAATTATGAGCAAGATCCAGAAAATTTTCACGAATATTTGCATAATCTCAATGGGGGCATTGCTGACGGGATGTTCATTGATAGAGATATTTGGTTAATGGGTTTTCACCCGGATGATGAGCCGAATGATTTTGTTGCGGAGCCCTCTGAGACATTTGAGCCCGTTGTAGAACAAGAATATGCTATGATATTTGTACAACGGTTAAGTAAGTTGCAAGAAAGCGCAGACAAACTTGCAAAAAGAGGCTATTATAAGCCTTACGAAGAAGATTACAACGCTAAGGAACTGTTTGAACACAGACACCAACTGTATAGGAGACTTAAAGATGGCAATGCGTCCTAAGAAGAAAATGCGGGCTGGCGGCATGGTTAAGAAGATGCGCGGCGGTGGAATGGTTAAGAAGATGCGCGGCGGTGGAATGGTTAAGAAGATGCGCAAAGGCGGAATGGTAAAGAAGAAGTAAAATGGCTGTATCTGGAAGCACCGATTTTGAGCTTGACGTAGCCGAATACGTTGAAGAAGCCTTTGAGCGCTGTGGGCTTGAGGTTCGTACTGGTTACGATCTTAAAACCGCTAAACGTTCTTTGAACCTGTTGCTTGCAGATTGGGCAAATCGTGGGTTAAACCAGTGGACTATCAAACAACGCTCTGTAACGTTGGTTGTTGGCGACGGTGAATACGACTTAGGAACGGACGTCATCGACGTTCTTTCCGTAGTAGTTCGTAGGGACGGGACCGATTACTCTCTTGAACGTTTAAGTCGTGATGAGTTTCTCAACATTCCTACAAAAACAACACAGGGACGACCTAATCAGTTTTTCTTAGATCGACAGCTTACGCCAAATTTAAAGATTTGGCCCACCCCTGAAAACACCACCGATTTAGTAATTTTTGACGCCTTAACACGCATAGATGATGCGGATGTATATACCAACACAATGGATTTACCGTTTCGTTTTTATCCTTGTTTGGCGGCAGGTCTGGCATATTATATTGCGTTAAAAAGAGCGCCCAACAGAGTGCAACTGTTAAAAGCAGTTTATGAAGAAGAGTTTGAACGCGCAGCAACGGAAGACCGGGACCGTTCTTCCTTTAATGTTGTTCCAAGACATGAATACTCAAGAGCAGGATAATGGCTAAGTTTGCTTCAGGAAAACACGCTTTTGCAATTTCTGATCGTAGTGGTCAGAGGTATCTTTATCGTGACATGAAGCGCGAGTGGAATGGCTTGCTGGTAGGACCGGACGAGTATGAACCCAAGCATCCTCAATTAGGGCCTTTTCGTAAGGTAAGTGATCCCCAAGCACTTAGAAATGCTCGTCCAGAACCGAATCTTGTGCAAGAAAGAGCCGTTCAGCATGGCTTTGATCCTGTTGGTTTTGCGGATATACCGGGCCTTTCTCCCACCAATCTTTTGTCCCCAGAGGGTTTAGTGGGAACAGTTACAGTGGTGATAACATGAGCTTTACATATGCGCAGTTGCGAACAGCAATATCAGATTTTACAGAAAACGCTGAATTGACGGATCCTAGCGACGCGTCAAGCTTGACTGATTTTGGAAGAAATATTCCTATATTTATAAGATCTGCGGAAGAAAGAATTTTGAAGTCAGTTCAACTAGATTTTTTTCGTAAGAATGCGACGGGAACGGCATCTCAAAATGGAAAGTATGTAGCGCAACCTACTGATTTTTTGGCACCTTTTTCTTTTAGTTATGTGTCCAACAATGACTATGAGTTCTTAGAGTTTAAGGATGTGAGTTTTATTCAATCGTACACCCCCAACCCTGCGACAACGGGGCTACCCAAATATTATTCTGTTTTTGATAGCAGCAACTTTATTCTAGCCCCTACGCCAAATGCTAACCTTTCCGTTGAAATTCATTACTTTTATCGGCCTGCAAGTATTACCGCGGGTGCGGACAGTGGCACGACTTGGCTGAGTGAAAACGCTGAATTAAGTTTGTTGTACGGTGCTTTAATAGAAGCTTACGTGTTTATGAAAGGTGAGCAAGATGTTATGGCCATGTATGACAAGAGGTATCAAGAAAGTTTAATCGGTTTAAAATTGTTGGGCGAATCTAAAGAAACAACGCAGGATTATCGTGTGGGACGCGTTATTCTTCCAAAGCAATAAGAGGATACAATGGCTATAATTCAAACAACATGCACCTCTTTTAAGGTAGAGCTTCTAAAGGCAGAACATGACTTTGACACGGCTACCTTTAAGATTGCCTTGTATTCAAGCGCGGCTTCTCTGGGAGCGGATACAACCGCATATAGCACATCGAACGAAATAACGAATACGTCAGGATCGGCGTATACGGCTGGGGGAAAGAATTTAACAGTAACGGCGACTTTTCCAAAGTCCGCGGACACCACCGCTATGGTAGATTTTGGCAATGTAACTTGGGCTAATGCGACTTTCACAGCGCGGGGGGCCTTAATCTACAACTCAAGTGCTTCCAATAAAGCGGTAGCTGTGTTAGATTTTGGGTCAGATAGGGTCGCTAATAACTCTAGTTTTGAAGTAAAGTTCCCCACAGCGGATGCTACATCTGCTATAATTAGGATAGCATAGGAGATATATCATGGCATCCTTCGTTAAAATAAATGACTTCGTTGCAAACGCAGTGGAGAATATGGATTTGGAAAGTGATCAGCTTGCGATTGCTCTTTCCAATACAGCGCCGGGTTCTGAAAGCTCTAACCCAACTGCGGATACTAATGGAATATTGGGCAATGTAACCCAAATTAGTTACAGCAACTTGTCTTCAAGAAATCTTACTACAACTTCATCTGGACAATCAGGTGGTGTTTATAAGCTTGTTCTTGCAGATTTAACACTTACTGCATCAGGCGGTAGTGTTGCGGCGTTTCGTTACATCTATATTTATAATGACACTGTAACATCGCCAGCAGATCCTCTTATTGGTTATTATGACTATGGCTCAAGCTTGACGCTGAACGATGGCGATACGTTTACCATCGACTTTAGCCCATCAAACGGTGTTATTCAGCTAACCTAATTAGGAGTAGCTTATGCCTGTTTTAA